GCTGGCGCTGTAATTCGTCGCCGTGAACTTGTCGATGATCGTCTGGACGCCCGACGACGTGTACTGCGTCGTCTGGCTGTTCTCCGCGGTCTTGGCCGGGATGATGTTGCTAACGGAAACGGCCATTTATACCTCCAAGGAACTTACGTTATCAGTCACGGTCAAAATTACCGACGGGATTGCCGGGTGCACCGCAGTCGCGGGATCATACAGTATTTGGACAGTTGTGTCGTCAACTTCCCACATCAGTTCGATGTAGTCGCCGGCGTTAAGCTGAATGATGTAGTTCCACGCAGCCAACGTCTCGGCGTTATTGCCTTGAATGCGTATCTGCCCCGCGCTGTCGGGCACATTAGTCCCGTTCTTGCGCAGCCAAATCCAAACCAACCCAACGCCGCCGGCCGTCTTGTCAAGCTGGGCCGAGAACTGGATGTTGTAGACGTTTGATCGGTCAACGTAGACACGCGACGTAGGGCTACCGATTGTTACGCCGTTAGACAAATCAGTCGTGTTAAAGGTCATGGCGTAAGCTGTATTGATCGCCGCTGCTGTCTGCGTCGTCGTGTCGTAGAACGACCCGTAGCGCGGCGTCAGATACTGCTTGGGTGGCGGGTTCAGCGCCAGCGCCTGAAGCTGCGTCTGAATATCGGCGATGTCGCTCTCGCTGGGGCCCGGCGGCGTGACGCCAGTGGCTTGCGCCAGCGCGTTAACCTTAGCGTCCACATCAGCCGCCGCAGTGCTGCCATCGGGCGCGCTTTCCAGCCCCTGAATGGCTTCACTAAACACCGCGTCATAGGACGCCAGCAAGGAGTCCGTGTCAGGGGCTAGGAATGTCTCGTCTTGGTTGTTTTGGGTAGCCGTCAGCAGCGACAGGAAGAACCGATACCATTCGCGGCTGATCGCGCCGGTCCGGTCGTCGATCAGCGCGACGCGCGGCGGCGTTAAATTAGTCGGGTTGATCGGCCCCGCCATTAGGCACGCGTCCCGCTCAGCAGCAGTTCAGCGCCCATAATGTAGATGCGCACCGGATCGGTCCCTGAGATTTCGTAGACGCGGTCGCGTATCTTGAGCGTGGCGCCCAGACGGCGCCAGATCGTGCGGTAGCCCGACCGGCCGATCCGGCCCATCGACTTCCAGTGTTCGTTCGACCACGTATGGCCGCCATCGTCGGACCAGCGCAGCATGACCTGCGGGTTGTCGCCTTGGCCCGTGACGAGACCAACGCCGGTCTCGCAGTCAAGCTGCATCGAATGCTGGATCGTGCGGGCCAGATTGTTGGCGCCGGTCGGCAGCGCGCGCCATGAGCGCAGCCACTTCTGCGGCTGGCCGGCGTCCGAATACTCGTTCAGGTCGAACGCGTAAATCTTGCCGTTCTGGTAGTCGCCGATGACGTTCGTGCTGTTGAAGAACATCTGGCTGTTGCCGCGGTGACGGTTGAACTGGCCGTTATCGAACGACGCGCGCTCATGCCAAGCGCCGGTTGCCACGTCGAACACCCACGTCGTGTTAGCGGTCGGGAAGTTCAGCACGTAGAAGCTGTGGCCGTCCTGCTGATAAGTGTAGCCAACCGCGTCTTCGAGGTTAGCGTATTCCTGCATCTGCCATTCGATAGCGTGGGTCGAGATGCGCTGGCCGATGTAACCGGCCGCACGGAAGACGATGCCTTGGCCGCGGGCGTCCTTGCCGAGCCAGTAAATCTGGTTGTCCATCTTGGCGATGGAGTACGGCGCAGCGCAGCCCAGTTCGTTAAACGCGCCTTGGATGCGGGTCAGCGGGAAGTCAGTCAGCCCGGCGTCGTACCAGACTTCGGCCGAGTTATCGCCAAACACCCAAACCTCGCGGTGATCGACGAACACAGCGACCACGTCGTCCGGGTTGCCTTCAGCGCTGGCGAAGTCCAGCGGATCGACGCTGGTGCCGTCCAGCAACTGCGTCACCCAGATTTTCTGACTGTTGGGTTCGTTAAACACGAAGTAGCCGTCGATGTAGCCAACCGTCACAGCGCCCGGAAAGTCCGGGTCGGTGATCTGCTGGAACACGTCGGTCTGGGCGTTGTAGATGTAGCCCTGCGGGTTAGCCGCGATGAAAAGCTGCGTGCCGTTGTCAGCCAAGCTGACTTGGCCGGTGCCTGCAACGGTGCCCTTGGCGACCGCGTTCCAGTTGCTGTCGATCTGGTACAGCGTCGGCCCCGAGACGACGTAGCCGTAATTGCCAAACGTCCACTGCCCGCGGATCGGCCCGATGCCGACGGTGGCCAGCAAAGACAGTCCCGGCGCGCGCTGAAGAAAGGCAGGCTCTTTGCCGCCCTCCGGCACGACTTCGGGGAACAGGTTGACCATGCGGTTGTCGGCGGCGTTGACGCTGCGAGCGACATACGCCGACCCGAGGATCGGCGTCTTCATCAGTAGTTCCCTGCGTAGACGTTAAACCGCTGACGCGTCGCCACGAGGCTGTACGGCATGGACATGATGTCGTCAGGATTGTTGATCCGCTTCAGGTCGCGCTTGCTGGTCATAGCGATGCGCGACACCTGCCGGCTGGGCTCAACGCCGAACTCTGGTGCGAATTCGCACGCGAGGTTGTAGCGGAACGCCCGCAGATAACCCGGCGGGAAGTGCAGTTGCGTCGCCAGATTGGCCGGCTGCGTCAGTTCCTCGACCGAAATGAAGTGCCACTCCAGCGCACGCGTCGGGCGCGGGTAGACGAACATGTCAATGTTCGGGAAGGTGTTGTTGACGAAGATGACCTGCGGGTACGTCGAGGTCACGGACTTAACCGCGATGCCGTCGTACTGCTGCTGGTTGATGAACTTGATGCCGTAGCTGACGCCGGTGCCCGGGTCTTTGAAATAGGTTGCGTCGTCCAGCAGCACCGGACGGTTGCCGACAAAGTCGCCGCTGGGGCCAAGCGTCTGGTTCAGCAGACCGGCAGGCCAGATGAACACCTGATCCTGCGTGGAGAAGACCGACAGCCGTTCAGTATTCCAGCTATCAATCATCTGGTTCATGGCGTTCAGCGCGTCCTGCGACGTTTCCGCCGAGGGGACTTCGCCTTCTGCCAGAACGCCTAGAAGGCGCAGTGATCCGTTGATAATGTCCCCGGCGGTTGCCATGACTTAGTCTTCCTGCTTAGCGCGCGGGCGTCCTCGGCGCTTCGGTTCCGCCATTTCGTTGACGGGCGCTTCGTCCTCGTCATCGTCCGCCTCGTCTGGCGTGGTGGGATCATAGCGCATCCAGCCGTGCATTTCATCATAATCCGCTTCGTGTTCGCTGATTGCGACCTTAGCGCCGTGCACCGGATGGACGAGATAAATTACAGCCATAAAAACCTCTTGAAAATGAGCGGCCCGAAGGCCGCCCATTCTTTTAGCTGATCGCCATGAACTGCCACTTGGTGCCGTCCGCGTAGAACAGCTTACCACGGCCGGTCGCGTTCGTGGTGATGCCCAGCGAACCGGCAGGAGCCGAAGTGGTGGTCGAGTTGGCGGTGATCGCCGTGCTCAGGATGTAAACGCCAGCGTTGCTGTTGGCGGCCACAACACCTGAAGATGCCGACGAAGTTACGGTGTCGGCGGTGAGAGCGCCGGTAACCGAAACGCTTTCAAACTGCGGGTCAGCGTAAGCAACGCCGACTGCTTTGGTGTTAGGCATAGTACCCTCCGAAGAAAGTTTGCCCCGGCCAAAGCCGGGGCAAAACCATTAACCGACGCGGTACAGCGTCCATGCACCGTCGCCCGACTTACGAGCGCGGAACATCTGAGCGGTCCCCGCGGTGGCGACAACGGTAGCCAGACCAACAATGGTCCAGCCCGTGCCGGCAACGAGAGTGATGACGCCCGACGACGACCCATCGACGTTGACAACCGACAGGTTGAACGTGCTGCCGACCTTGGCGCTCGACAGGGTGGCTTCAAGGTCTGCCACGGTCGGCAGGGTGTACGAAGCAGCCGAGGTGCCGGGCGAACCCAGCAGAATGCCCGACAGAACCTGAGCAGCGGTCAGGGTAGCGGTAACCGTAGCGGTTGCCGGCGCCGGAGCGTAGCCCATAACGGCTTCGTTCAGGTTGCCATCACCAAGCTGGTAGCCACCAGCACCATTAGGAAGAGCCATAATAAATCTCCTTAATCAGAATTGGCCCCCGACGTTTGCCGGGGGCCGTGTGCGGGTTAGCCCCAGAGGCGGCAAGCCATCTGCGGACGGATGGTGCTGTAGCCGTACAGAACGTCGATACGGCAGGGCATACGGTCGTTGTTG